CGCTGCAGGTGGTGCGCGGCGGGCGCTGGCTGCTGCAGGCGGTGCAGTGTGAGCGGCCCGGCAAAGCGGGCAAAAAGAAAAAGGCCGGGGCGGCGGCGCGTTGTGCGTCGGTCGTCCCGGCCTTTTCTGCTGCTGTTGTCGCCCCGGTGCAGGGCTGTTTTTGCTGTTTGCCGAAGGGGTCAGATTCTTCACTTAACGGCATATCGCTGCAGTGGTAAGGGTTAACTAGGCTATATGCCGCCCCAGTAACCCCCTATAGTCCCCCTTCTTCCCCGCTTTTCACGGTTTCACGGTTTCACGGAATCGCCGCCCGCGGAATCAGCCCCCGGCAAGTCGTCCAGCGTCAACGGCTGGCCCTCTTTTGCCATACGTTCCCGCACGGCCTGTAAAATATATCCCTGTATGCTTTGCCCGGACGCTTTTGCCGCGGCTTTTATTGCATTTGCTTCCGGTGTCAACGGTTTCAGGTTTATTTGCGTGCATTTTGCGTTGTATTTGTCGTTATTCAGTCTTTTTCTTGCTGATACAGCCATAATATTACCCCTGTTTATTTTTATATATAAAATATAGCATTTTCGCCCAACCCTGTACAGTGTCAATTTGCACAAAGCACGGTATAGGGTTTTGTGCAAAACGCAGAAAGCACGGTATAGGGCTTGACAATCAACCCTGTACCGTGCTAGAGTAGTGCCACAGCGGGCGACACGGTACAGGGTTGCAAGCTGAATAAGCCGAAAGGAGAAAAGCCGCATGAATAAGCACTTTTTCGAGCTGCCGAAAGCCGTCAAGCGTGCCGTTTGGGCCGCGCTCATGGCTGAATGGGCAAAGAAAAAAGCCGCCAACCGCACCACCGGTTGACAGCTCGCAAGATGGGATTTGAACAGCTCATCTTGCAATGATTTTACCAGTTTCCGCCGGTAAAGTCAAGCGGACACTTTGCAAGGGCTGCACCGCTCAACAAAGCAACCCATGCCCACCACCCCGCCGGGGTGAATCAAAACCAGAAGGAGCCGACACCATGACAGCATTTGACAAGAAAGTAAACCAGATTGCCACCCGTCACCGGTGGAACATCGAGAAGCAAGCCCGCGCCGCTGTCCCTTGCTACATCATCGCCGCCCCAACTTATGAGGATGCCGGAAAGATCGTCGCCGTTCTGAACCGCTGCAAGAGCTTGCACCATGAAACATTGACCCCGATTCACTATGAATCGTGGGCGGTCAAGGTGTATGACGCTGGACAGATCGCCGCCTACCGGGAACGTGAACGGCAAAAAGCCGCCCTTGTTGATGCTTTCTATATGGCATTGAAAGCCAACGGCGGCGACCAGAACGCCGCGAAAGCCGCCCAGCGTGAAAAGGCGGTGCAGTGGAACGCCGTTGAAGTGTTCAATGAAATTTACGCATGACCCCCGGATACCTTGACGGGCCGCACCACGAAAAGCGACCCGATCCCACGCCCCGACAATAGCCGGGGAAAAGCACGAAAAGCCACACCACGAAACGAAAAGGAGAAACAACCATGAAACGAATTTTGACCGCCGCCGCACTTGCCGCCGCGCTGCTGTCCAGCGCACCCCGCGCCGCTGCCGCCTGTCCCTACAAAGTCGGCCCTTTGGGGCGGTATATCGCCCCGGCCATTGTGAAAGGCATGACCGCCACCAACGAAAACCAGATTGAAGTCTGGTGCAGTGACGCGCTGGACGGCGACGACTGGTATTTTCTGGTGGACGATGAAACCGATTTGCGGATTTTTGACCGGATCGATCTTGTGGTCGATGCCAACGGAACCCCGGACGATTTCAGCGACGACCGCGTTATTGATGCCCTGTATTGTCACGATTGCGACGGGATCGACGATTGAACGAAAGGAGCGCACAACATGAAAACCCTTGAAGAAATCCGCAACGAATGCCGCAACGAAAACCACGCCGCCCGCCGCCTGTTGTCCGCCGGGTTCCGGCTTGAGGGGTGGGACATGAACACGGGGCGGCGGATCGTCGCCCGCATCACGAACGAGAACACGAACGACGAACAGCGCGCGTTCTACGAGTTTCCCGACTATCAAACCGCCGCCGCTGAACTTCTCGCATGATCCCCGCCGGATACCTTGACGGGCCGCACCGAAAAGCGACCCGATCCCATCCACCCGGCCCCGCCGGGAAGAACCACAACAAAAATTGAAAGGAAGTATTTACCATGACGAACAATCAGATCATCCGCAACGAAGCCGCCCGGCTTGACCCTGCCACCCTGCACGCCATCGCCACCGCGCACCACACCCCGGACGAGATCGCCGCCATTGCCGCCGCTTGCAAGACCACCGACGAGAACGGCAACGAACAGCCCGCCACCGTGGCCGATGTCGAAATCATGCTTGCAGCCGACGAGCTGCACACGTTCGACCACTGGAAGAAAGAGGGTAAGAGCGTCAAAAAGGGTGAAAAGCATCTTGTTTGCTGCTACCTCTGGAAGTACACCACGAAGCCCAGCAAAGAGCAGCGAGAAAAAGCAGCGGCAGAGGGCAAGGAAGCGGCCCCCGATCCGCATTACTACCCCACGAAATCGCACCTGTTCAGTTGCTTACAGGTTGAAAGCAGCAAGCCCGCCCCGGCTGGCCGGTTTGGATCGACCGCTGCAATCATCGAGTATAACAAGAAGCTGGCAGCCGAACGGAAAGCAGCGAAAGCCGCCGCCGAAAAGGCAAAGGCCGAAGCCCCCGCCCCGGTCATCATCGAAGAACACCACGAGTTGCCGGAACTGGTGCACGTCGATCCGCTGCCCGCGAAAAAGGCCGCGGCAAAGAAGAAGCCCGCCGGGCCGAACATGAAAGAACTGAAAAACGCTTTCGTCAAGAACTATTCCCGCCTGTACCAGACCGACGACCACGAAAGCGGCGAGTTTTGCGACGCCGTGGACAAGTTCGACGAGTTGAGCGCCAACGATCCCCAGTTTGCCGCCACCGTCCAGAAGTTCAATAAATACATGGGCGACCTTATCAGCAGTGACCGCGAAGCCGCCGCGTTTGTGATGGCCCTTGACGATCTGGAAAAGGCAAAGACACCCGAAATGGTTCCCACCGTGCAGCAGCTTTGCTTTGCATAACACGAAACGGAGACCCCAGCAGGGCCGCACCGCTCAAAGCGGCCCCGCCCCACTTCCCACCGGCACCCCGCCGGGGGATCGTCACGAAACACGAAAAACGAAAACAGGAGGCTTGAATTTATGTCTTGCATGATGCTTTCCCCCGCCCACATCGCCACCGTTGCGCACGGTCTGGCGTACCTGCTCAATCAATCCGAAATGTGCCAGCTTTCCGCCGCCGACGAATTGCGCGACGCGCTGGGCGCTTGCAGATACCCGCACGATTTTCTGTATGACGACCGCCGAATCTACCCCGTTCTGTACCGGCACAACGAAGCCGCGTATGAAGGGCGCTATAAGGCAGAGCCGGACGAAACCGACGAAGTGCCAGCCATTCCGGACAATGTGCCGCACCTGCTGCACCGTCTGGACTACAACGAGCATTATTTTCTCGATGCTGATTTCTTCAAATTTCTGAAGCTGCTTGACTGCTACATTTACCAGTGCGAAGAACAGGCCACGGCAGACACGAATTTACAGAAAGCGCTTGTAAAGACTTCAAACCACTTGTACGCATTCGCCGCCCAGCAGAATGCAGCATACAACGCCGCGCCGTGGTGCATCTGATCCGCGCCGGATACCTTGACGGGCCGCACCGTAAAGCGACCCGATCCCAGCCGAAAGGCACAACACGAAACACGAAAAGGAGCAAACGAATTATGACAACATACTATCCCATCAACGAAAATCTGGCCCGTGCTTCCCACGATATGCGCAGCATGAGCACCTACCCGGACGGCTATGCAACCAGAGAATACCGTGCCAGCGTGGACAAAGCCGCCGCGCTGGTCGAGGAAAAGAAGCAGAAAGTCAGCCCCTACTATCACGAAAAGCTGGACGCGCTTCTTGACAGCTACTCCCGCCGCCTTGCACAGTGGACGGACGACCACAACCGGAACGGCGCAAGCTGCCCCTCTGTGCTTGTGTGCGGTGCTGGCAACTTCCCGGTGCGGAAGAAGCAGAAGCAGAACGCCCGTGAGGATACGCTTTGGCACGAATATGAAGAAATCGAAGCCATCTTGACGAAAATCAAGGCGGTTGGCACCGGCCCCGTTGATCTGGCCGACCCCCACGCCCGCGAACTGCTCACGGATCAGCTGAACAAAGAGCAAGACCTTCTCGAATATTGCAAGGGTGCCAATGCCTATTACCGGAAGCACAAAACCTTGCGCGGCTATTCCAACATGAGCGACGCGGCAGCCGACGCGCTCACCAACCCGGACGCCTTTTCAATGAGCCTGTACCGCAAGCCCTACGGCGATTTTGAGTTAACCAGTATCCGCGGCAAGATCGAGCGGATTCAGACCCGCCTTGACGAACTCGACAAGGTACAGGCCGCCGCTGCATCCGGCCCCGTTGAAGATCAGCACGACGGCTACACCTACCGTGAGAACAACGAAATCATGCGCGTGCAATTCATCTTTCCCGGAAAGCCGGACGACGAAACCCGCGCCATGCTCAAAGAGAACGGTTTCCGGTGGGCACCCAGTCAGGGCGCTTGGCAGCGCCAGCTTACCGCAAACGCCAAATATGCAGCGCACCGTGTCATGGAGTTTCTGGACGGCAACGAAAACGAATAATAAAAGCGGACACCCCAGCAGGGCCGCACCGATTCAAAGCGGCCCCGCCCCATCTTCCCGGCATAAATGTCGGGAACATCACGAAAACGAAAAGGAGCTATGAACCATGACAGCCAAACAGCAAAGCACCGAATCCGGCGGCGGTCTGCGCACCGTCACCCTCACCGCTGACCAGTGGAACACCCTGTATTTCTACCTTCTCACTTCCACGAAGTACCGCAACGGCGAAATTGAAGCGTGGGAAAGGCTGGCCCTTGAAACGAACGAGGACGGTTCCCCAAAGTTCATCCACGCCGCCGACAATGCGCGTTATCTCCGGGATCAGGAAAAGACGCTGCACGAAATCGCACAAAGCATCTGCTGACAACCCGACCCGCCGGGGAAAATAGGAGAATTGACTTCATTTTGTAGTCGGTTGAATGCCGATCCACTGCCCCGCCGGGGTGAATCACGAAAGGACGAAACGAATGTACTACTTCATTTACTGCAAAGGCCCCAACGAAAAGCGCTTCACGCTTTGCAATCCATGGAAAGGCACACGCGGCATGGGCAAAGTATATGCGCCGCGCTTCCTCAAGGATCAAGCCGACTATGCCGTTGCATGGATGGCCGAGCACAACCCCGGCTTTATCTTCCAGCGCCGCCCGGCACGCTGAACATCACCACCACGAAAAGGAGCAACGAACCATGACAACCAACGAACGCTTTCTCTCAGTCCTGCACAGGATCACTTCCTGCCGCCACTTAGCCACCGTCAACATAACGATCTGGAACAGACGCATTGAAGTCCGGCACACCGTTTTCGATGAAATGTACATCCTGCGCAGCTTTCCCCTGCCCAACACCCACAACGAATATTGCGTCTGCATGGCGGCTGCCTGCCGGTGTCTGTCCGACAAGCTGCTTTCGTGGGCAAGCGAGTACGACCACGGCAACGACGTTCTGAACAAGCGGTACGACACTGTGAACAAAGCCTTTCGCAAGCGCTTAGAGGAACAAGAATGACCCGTGCCCCGGTTCCATGCCGGGGCATCTTGTGATATACTTTCACTAACGAAATTGGACTTTTCAAGCGCGAAAAGTTCAATTCCAGCAACGAATTTGCAAAAAAGGGGGCATTTTTACGAACGAAGTCGAATTTTTTGCACCTTGGCGTCTGGTTGCCAGTTTTGCCGACGGCACACGCGCCACGTTCGACGGACTGACCGAGGAACAGGCCCACGCCGCAATGGAAGCTGCCCAGACCGAGCACGGCGACATTGGCTATTGGAACCGTGTCACGGATGTAAACTATGAGGACGGCCAGTATTGCGGCACCCTGCAGGAACCGCCCACGGTTCATGTTGTGGATTTTTCCGGGTATGACGGGCCGCTGGACGAAAACGGCTTTCCTGTTGGCCTGCCGAACGAAATCGCCGAGTACATGAAGCAGCACGGCGAACCGCCCACCGTTCCGAAAATCATCATCAAGAAAAACGAACCATAAACGCACGAAATCCCTCGACGGAATTACCCGCCGGGGGATTTCTGTTTTTGACGATTCGCAAGTTTGTTTTTCTGAGCGGTTCGGAGGTTTCGCGGAAGCCCTTCATTCTGCACGCGCATAAATTCGCTTCATTCTCTACCCTATAGTGTCTTTCCGGCACGAATTAAGATCGCTGAAGTTCGATTCTAAGGGCCTGTTTTTGCAGGTTTTCTATCAAAAATCAGGCATAAGCCATTTTACAGCCCCTTTTAATCGCGCGCGTCATACGCGCGTGAGAGCAGTTCTTCGACCATCGGGACTTCATCCAGCATGGAACCCAGAACGACCAGCGCGAACTTTTCCCACCGCTGGGCGGTGATCTCTGTTTTTCTCAGTTCGCGGGCTATGGTTTTCCAGCCTTTTTGTAACGACGGATCATCGTAGACGTACCGCCCGCACAGGATCGTTTTGTAACGACTGTTCAGCCGGTCTAATTGTCCCCGGATCGTGGTCTGATCTGCACGGAGAACATCCTTCCGAACACGAAGTTCATTTTCCCGGCGCTGGCACTCCACATCATCAGCCAGCTTCACAGCCAGCGACGCGGTACTATCTCCCGGCGTGCTGCCGTGCGGCATACCGTCCATAGCAATGCCCTTGATGGGATTGTAGCGGTCTCGCAGTTCTGCCAGCTCAATGTTGACATCATCAAGCTGTGCTTCAATCCCGCCAAAGTAGCGCAAAATCATTTTCGTTTCTTCTGCCTGCATTTTGCCCTCCTACGCTCCGTACCGTCAAAATTCTGTCGAGAAGATAGGCCCTGCACCGGGCACACGCGCAACCTCCGTACTGCCGCCGGTCATCTGGGCGACACACCGGCCCAGTTTGGTATACGCCACATACTCCCCGTCTTTTGCCCATTCGAGGAACTGTTCATAGTTTTTTCTGGCTTCTTCCACGGTGCTGTTGATCTGGGCACGATCATAGCCCATAGAATCCAGCGCTTCGATGAAGAACCGGATCACGAGATCACCAGCGGCACGCCGTTCGGCCAGCGCGTCTTTTTCACGCTGTTTACGCGGGTATTGTCCCGCCGGGAGGACAAACGGCTTATCCAGCATCGGTGCTGTGCGCTCTCTCAGCTTCTCGCGGGCTTTCGGCTGCCCATATGCGCTCATTTCAACCGTGTATACCTCTGCCCGGTGGTTCATTTCCGTGCAAAGCCGCTCCTGCTTGTCCCGGTTGAAATCTAGCGTGTCATTGGCGGCGATCATGGTGCAGTAGCTCACCACCTCGCCAACGGCCTGCCGGTTCAGCGTCAGGTTCTTTCTGGTGTTTACCTTTTCGGCGCACCGGGCAAAGGCATTCTGTGCCATATGCATAGACACTGCCCTTGGGATTCCTCTGCTCATGATGTTTCATCCTTTCCTTTCGGTCTGTTGGGCGCACTTCTTCCATGCTTTGATTTCTGCTGCAGTATCAGGGGTAATGTGTTCCACAAAGCGCCAGCCCCGCGGCTCCGCCACAATGTCGATGAACATACGGCGGCGGTGGATGTAATCGCGCTGCTGCCGCCGGGTGAATTTGCTTTTCACCTCTACAACCTCAACTGTGCCATCTGCATAAGTCAGCACAAAATCTGGGGTATAGTGCATCGCCGGTAGTTTCACATTGCCGTATTCTTTTTCGGGCAGCATGGTAAACCTGCGGTGCGATTCCACCTTCACGATCTCCCCGCGCTGGACTTTTGGCAGAATCATTCCCATGTAGTAGTCGTACTCGCCCCTGCTGTCAAACTCCCGTCCTGTTTTCTTGGCGGCTGCAGCCACGGCTTCCAGCGTCGGTGCTTTTGCTCTGCATCTGGCCGCAATCTGTGCTTCCGCCTGTGCCCGATACTTTGGTGGCAGGTCAGAAAGTTCCATCCTCATACTCAAGGCCGGTTCCTCCTGTTCTGCTGCATCCCAGTCTCTTTGCGATATAGGCGCACGATCAGGTGCCGGGTGTTGTTGCCGGTGATTATGGGTTCGCAGTAGTGCAGGGTGTATCCGGGGTACATCTTCTCCCAGAATGCACGATCTTCCAGACGGTTCTCGCAAACATCTTTCAACTTGGTGCGGCTCATTTTCCCATCGTTCGGGCGGGGCATTTTCGGCGGTTTCAGCCCGCGGCTCTGCCGCCAATGGCGCTTGCACCTCACATTCTTCATGATGTACTTTGCAAGGCTCGTGATGTAGCCATGATCGAAGTGTAGAGGTTCGCAACGGGCCATGCCGCGCCCGCTCCACGCTTCCTCTACCATTTCACGGGTCAGACCGTAAACGCGCTGCATAATGACATGGTGATGGTGCTTTCCCACCCACACCCCGTCAACATACGTCGAGTATTCATGCACGACGATCCACTTCGGGTGCCGAATGCCTTTTTTATCGCACATCCGGTATAGCTTTTTCATGGCGGCGGAAAAATCCTTATCCACACGCTTTGTGTCCGCCGGGTCGGGCCGGTGTTCATCGTCATAGGTGTATGTAACAGAATAATCGCTCTTGTGGAAGTTGCGCTGAACCAACAGCTCTAAATACCGTCCACTTTTTCGCAAATTGTACGCTTCCTTCGCAATGGAGCTTGCCAGCTCTTTTTTCTTGCGGGTGCTGGCCTTGTGCTGCTGTTCCGTGATCTCGAAAAAATCCACCTGCATGGTGTCAGCCGTGGCATAGTCTTTGCCGCAGATAAATTTTTGCTCTCGTACTCTGAAACCCGCGGTCATACTCTCCACGTCCTCCTTTCCGTACACGTCATGGAATTTTCTGAATCTTGAACCACAAACACGAGAAGGGAACGATGCAGAGGAACAACACCGGGCCGCGTTCCCTACGATCCTGCTTCCGGCAAGCCATCAGAACGCTGCCCTCGTTTTCCCTCTGCACTCCCTTTCCCCGCCGGGGGAAAGCTCCTGTTTTTCTCTGATTTCTCAGAATGTCCCTTAGTTTAGCTCCGATATACAAGCCCCTTGCCGCCTCGTCAGGGCGGCAATTTAACGACGGACGCTCTTTATATATAAGGTAAAGGGCTTGTCTTGCTTATTTCAGCAGGGCGAATTTGAACCAATCCGGCAGGTCGGATGCTGCAATAAAATACTTTACCACCAGCACCACGGCAAGAATAATCACCGGTGCCAGCAGGTACAGCCAGCCGATAGCGTAAGCGCCGAACTCACTTTTCTTCTTTTTCATCTTCGTCTTTCCTTTCTTCCCATGCCGGGCAACTATCTTCCGGGTCTGTGAAATCCGCCCGGTTCTCGGAATTTCCGTTGAAGCACACCCACGAAAAATCATCGTGCCATGCGCAGGTGGAACAGCTCTTTTCCATCACTCGCGTTCCTCCCAGTGCCAGCAAGAACTTTCCGGTTCCGTCACTGACCGAAAGTGAAGGTTATTGAAGCACGTTCCGTCTCTCAAATGCCACCTGCAAAACTCACAGCTTTCGTGTATGATGATTTTTGCGCCGCACTCCGGGCAGTGCTTGAGTGCATACTCATAAACATCTTCTTCTCCGGTGTCTGAGTCTATTTTTATTCGCTTCCAGCCCTCAACGTGGATGCCGCACTTGTGACAAACAAATTCGTCGCAGTCTACGTAGTCCCGGTTCTCGTTGTATGTCAGCGGTTGCAGGCTCTCCGGGGCAATGGTCGGTTCGGCATTCAAACTGCCCTCGATCATCTGCACTACACTGGTTTTGATTTTCCCGTGTGTCAGCTCCCCTTTCAGTGCATACTCTATGTTCTTGAGTACCTGCATGAAATGGTTTGCATCAACCAGACGTTTTTCTTTCATTTTCTTTTCCCGCTTTCTTTCTTGGCGTTCGCTTCTTCTTTGGCAAATCCGGTATCGTCACCACAATATCCCTTTGTTTCTCCATTTCCGCCGGGATTGCCTCGACCAGACTTTTGAATTTTTGCAAGGTTTGAACCTCCGTCGCCGCGAAAATGAACTGCGCCAGTTCTTCCGGTGTTCCCTGCTGGACGGAATGACCGTCCGGGTATGTTGTGATCGTCATTTTTCTTCGCCTTTCAGTTTCAGTTCCACTTTCGGCATGGGCTGATCCGAACGGTTCATCGGTTCATAGAAATCGACCCACTGTCCACCCTCCGGGAAGTCGTGCCACGCAAGCGCGTACCGGATCGTCAGCCAGACGGTTTCTGCCCGGTATGCTCCCTTCATGGTCGTGTCGATAGATGCAGGCGGAACGTTCTGCTTCCAAAGTGCGTCCATGCCCTGCCGCATCTGGTTACGAAGCCGCATACACTTGAGAAAATCCGCTTCGTGGTCTTTATGAAACTGCTTTCGTTCTTCGGTCGTGTGGCACCGCTTTTCCATCTTGTCCACATAATCCCAGCAGCAAACCTCATTGGTGAAGTCCTCAAACTGGCCCATGCGGAACCGGAGGTATTCTTCGCACGCCTGCTTCACGGCCTGTGCTGTCTCCCGGCTCATGGTGATGGTCACGGCCTCAACCTCTGCCGGGGTCTTATTTTTTGTTACCATTCTGTCACCTCAACAAATCCTGACAGCCGGGGCACCGTAGCCATCCCGTACCAGAACCCCCTCTTTTTCCGTAAAAAACATTGTCGTCTTGAACGGAAAGTTTGCTCTGTCGATGCCAGCTTCGGCGGCAGCATCGGCCAGCATTTTGCACGGGCCGTAATCACTCCCGATGGAAAAGCCGAAAGCTTGAATGCTTTTCGCGTATTCCTCAATGCTTTTTGCCAATGCCGCCTTGAATGTGTTCAGCTGATCCAGCGTAACGCTCTGTCGCATCGTATCCGCAAGGAAGCACACTGCAACAGAGGTAAAGCTATCGTCTCCGTTGCTATGCGGCTGGTGATCCATCAGCTTTCCAGCCCACCAGCTGACAGCCTTTTCAATATCATCCTTTGCCAAAATCATACCGTTTCCCCGCCTTTCTTTTTCAGAGGTTCAGGCCCCGTTCCATAGTCCGGCACCCAGCCGCCCGGCCAGTCGTTCCGCTGGCTGCGTTCGTATTTCTTGACCATTGCGGCCAGCTGAATAGCTTCCACCGCTGCGTGGATTGCCACATCATAAATGAGATTCAGGTGCTCCCGCTTCATGGGTTCGTTTCTCTTGACATCTCGCCACAGCCGGATTGTCAAGCCAAAGTGGAGCTTCCGCACCTCGTCTATCAGTTCGTCCAGTTCTTCCCGGATCACCGCATACCCTTCATGCGGACTTGCGAACATCCGAAAGCGGCGGTTTGCTGCCGCCAGCTCCTTCTTTGCCAGAGCACGGACATCTTTTGTGATAACGTCCATGGTTATTCCTCCGCCCGGCTCTTGATTTCAGCCAGCAGATCATCCAATGGAACATCGGCGAGGCAAAACCCGGCTTCTCCTTCATCCTCGGTAGAGACCCAGAGTGTAGAGGGAAAGTACAAAGCGGGGCGAACACCCCAGGAGTTGTTGTACCAGCTGCCGTAGTTGGAGCCATCGGTGTCGACGCGCCAGACGTAGCTGTCATCGCCGGCGTACGGAGAGCAATTCGGCGTACCGTAAGGCGTCGCCAACCACCACGGCGTATCTACCTTCGGGATCAGCCGCCAATACTTTCCATACTGACGCAGGGTCAACAGGCCGATTCTGTATTCAACGGTTCCGTATTCGGTCTGTCCGGTTGTGTCCTGCAGGTCGATCTTGAACGGAATAAAAGTATCCAGCGGCGTACCCTTCTCGGTAAACTCTGCCAGACAGTTACCCAGATACTTCATAACATCGCTCCGGCGCAGATCGTTGGGACACTCCGGGTCGTCGCCGTCACGGAACGGCATTTTCGTCCAAATGTCCTTTGCCAGCACCAGACAACCGTGTTCGTCTGCATCCAGCTTCACAAACTCTTTGCCCAGCGCCTTGAAGATGCCGCCATTTTTCACATTGCCCAAAGTTGTGCTTTTCAAAATCTTGCTCATGGTCGTTTTCCTTTCCTGTTATTCCTGTTTGTTTTCAACCTGCGCGGCTTTCTCTGCAGTTTCCTGTGCAATCACGTCCTGCAAATCGTCATGCATTTTTTTGACGATATTTTGCTGCCGTCTGGACATCAGTTCCGCGATGATCTCGTCCAGATCATCCGCCACATCGTCCTTGATGTTCATAGGCGCTATCAACGCCCGAAGGATCATGCCGTCTTTTACGGCATAGATGAACCTGCAGTCCTGATTGGCAGGACGCACACAAATTTGTGCAAACTCCTTGTTCAGTTCACCTTCCACCGGTTTCAGCAACTCCGACCGGATGAAACCAACACTGCCATCAGGATTTCGCAACGCGATAAGTTCTTCTCCGTTGACCGCGATCCGAGTTTTGATTTCAGAGGTATTTCCTTCATGTTCCGGTTCGTCGTCCCACTTTACGCCGTACAGTTTCCCGTCGATTGTGTATGCTCATTTCCTGAACACGGTTATCCATCTTCACGATGGACTGCCACGGGGCTTTGAACACAACGCCTGCGTCCTTCGTACCATCCTCAACCTTGCCAAAGGTCGTGACGATGCCGGTATAGCCGGTAGGGACATAGGACACACAGGAAATGCCGATAAAAATGACGGCCACCACCGCCGGGATGATTGCGGTTCTTTTTGCATCATCCGAGAAAATCAGGATAGCCAGCGCAATCAGTACAAACAGTGCGCCGATAATAAAAAGAATCATGTTTCCTCAACTTTCGCTCATGCGTTTATGTACGAGTGAAAGCCGGATTAAATCGGATCGTGGTAAATTGGGACGCCATTTTGATAATCCCATTACAAGAAGCTCACCTGCCCCTCAATGTTTTTCTGCTTCGGTTCTCTCGGTCTGTACTTTTTATTTTCATCCAAAACATCTACAGGGTTGAACTCAAAGTATTTGCACCTGTTCGGATTTGTTATCTGCTTACCCTCCCGCATTTCATCATTGGCTTCGCAGTAAATCAGATCGTCGTCATTCAAGACGGCCCGTGAGCAATACCGGCAATACTGTGTCACTCTTTGCCCTCCGTGAAAATATCGGTGTACTTCGTGTACACCTTGCCGTTATGGAAGTAGAGGTTATAATCGCACTGGGTAATGTACCACCAGAGCTTCTTGTGATACTCCGTCAGCAGATCGTGGAGGTGGTAGGTTTCCTTGTAATTTTCATCTACCCTCTGGCGGAAAGAAAGCTCGTCAATCTCTTTGCTGCCCGCCACATAACCGGCGATAAAAAACACATTCTGTTCGGTCATATTGTCGTCAACGACAAATACCACCCGGACAATCTCTCCGAACATCCGTTTAATGTGAAGCAGGTCGTCGAATGTATGGACGTGGTACACCACCCGGTCAAACCAGTTAAGCGGGAAGTCTTTCACTTCTGAGCTATCCGGGAGATAGCTCGTGTGCATTTCCAGTTTAACGTTTCGCCGCTCCGCTGTGCAGAAAAGGCCCTCGTAGAACGACCAATGATCTTTCCAATGGAACAGTGGATCGCCGCCGCCGGACACCGAAACCCACTCCGGTCTTTCCTTGCAAAGTACCTTGTTGAGCGGTTCCTGTGTGCTGAAATTGTCTGTTTCGCTCATTTTCAGCCCATTGTTTCTTACGATGCACTCCGGGCAGGTGTAATGACAGCCAAAGTTCGTAATGATGCTGACATACTTTCCGGGGTTTGCGTTGACGCTACGCATCGGCATAACTGCTTTTTCATTTTTCATCTTGTTCACCTATTTCATTGCCCCATGCGTCCCATCCGGGCGACCTCTGGCGGGCAAAAAGTTCTATCCTCGGCACGTCGCCCAGCAGTTCTACAATCCGCCGTCTTGTTTCTTCTGGCTTCTTGCTATGTTCCTCTACCGGGGACTCTATAACTTGATGTACTGCATGGCTCTTGATCTGCGCCGCTGGTTTGAATCCGGGCGTTACTCCCAGCAGACAAATCTCGGCGTTCGCTCGTGTATACGCTCCCATGCCCCAAAAGTTTGTGTTGCTCTTCCGGTTCTTCTTGATCCACACAAAGGCACAAGTCTTATACTCGAAACCCCATGCCTCCATGACGCGCAGGGCATCGGCTATCTGTGGGAATGTCGCCCACATGAAGCACACCACCCCCCCCCCGCAAGGTTTTTAACCGGCAGGGCGCATATATCATCCGTCGTCATGGTGTTATAATGCTGCGCGGCATTGCCCCGGCTCTTTGGGCCGGTTCCACACTGGCGATATGACCACGGAGGATCAGCATAGATCACGGCGTATTTTTTATCTGGCAAATTCATTTGTTTTTCCTCTGGTAGCAGGTGGCACTCCGCAGGATGCAGGTCGTGTCCGCGATCACTGCTTTGTCGTCCCAGTATTCATCTGCTCCAACTTTGCGGGAATCGTTACCCCACGCTTCGATCCACTCCGGCAAGCTCTGATTCACGGTATCAAAGTTCAGACCCCACTCTTTGCAGGCTGCAATAGCCGCGTCCAGTTCCTTGCCCGCCCTGCAAGTCCACAGGATCAGACCAGCACCCGCCGCTTGTTCTTTCTTGGCTTCCTCGATAACGTGCCAGTTTGGTTCCCCAATCTCCGGGTATTTGCTCTGGCAAATGCACCCGTCAAAATCAATGGCTATCGCTCTGCGCATTTCGTCCACTCTTTCTTTTTCTGTTCAGTTCAGCAAGGTACTGCTTCCGAACATGGATTGCGATGTGTTGTGGCAAGTAATTGCGGTAAATCTGCGCACAGCCCTGAAACTTGTAGGCGTTGTGCGCGATTATCAGAACTCTTATCCCCAGCATCCTTTCTTTTTCCCGCGCTTCCATCATGCCGTGGATCATTTTTGCATAATCTTCGTCTTTCATTCTCTGCCCTCCTATCCCCATTGTTCGGACATTGCATTTGCAACACCCGTAAATGTTTTTGCTCTGCTCTTGGCTCGGTCGGTCGTGAACATTCCTTTGTGCTGTTGTCCATGCTTTTTGCTGTAAGAGCCAGACGGACACCACGTTGCAATCGGTGTCACAATGTCTGTTGGAAACAACGGCGGCAAGTTTTTCAGCCAAAGGCAAGTCTTTTTGCTGTACGGGTGTCCATACTCATACGGCTGTATAGTTTGCGTATACTGCGGCAAACAGAACACGCGACTTGGGATTGGGTTTTCTATGCAAATCTGCGGAACATCTGCCCACCAGAAGCGCATAAAAAGATCGCGGCCCTCAATTCCTTTCATGACGCGATCTGCTTGAAGCACATGGCCTTTCCATAGGTGTCTTGCTCCCGCGTTGCTCAGGTATGTACAAGGCGGGTGCGCAATGAGCAAATCCCACGCATCAATGTAATGTCCCTTGTCGTTCATTGTGACGATTTGCCCCCCCCCCGCAGAGCGGTTACAGCATCGCCCAGAATGTGCCACTCCGGGTGTCCGCCGGATGGCTCTTGAATATCACATGAGTATGCTTCATGCCCCCTGCGCCGAAAAGCCTTGCACACTTCTTGGCTTTCCTCGCAGGCTATGAGAACTTTCATCGCTCACCCTCCTATATCGGCACATGGCGTATCTCGACGCTGCTTGCCTCAATATTCTGTAACCTCGCATTCCAGTTGCTTCGCCATGCTTTCCAGCCATTCTTTTTGTTTCTGTGGATCATGTAGCTTGCGAAGCTCAATTTGATCTCTCATTGAGATTCTCATATTGGCTATAGCTCGCCCCCTTCTCAACGAAACAAGAACTTCGCCTGTATTTTTCAGCCTTAAAACTTGCGTTTGATAGCCTACGCGCTGATATTGTTTAAGAACATCTTCAAGAATTTCTTCAATACCGTTCACTTGTCCACCTCTCGGATGATCCACACCCTATGATTGCCGTAGCCGCTCCACGCCAGCGCATTTTCATGAGTGCCCACAGCCACGTCAAGATGATTGCCCTGCACAGCACCACCTTTGTCCTGCACAATGCGGATTCCTATCCCTTCAATGTACAGAACCGTACCGTATGGAAAAATGGACTGGTCTGCCGCTACGGTGACGCCTGCCTGTATGGGCTGTCCGCTGGCCGTAATTCCGTGTCCTTCTCCGCAGATATGTTCGTACTGTTCTGTGCAATATGCCGTGCAGAAAAATGTACCTGCCTCTGTCAGCTCGATTTTCCTGTCCGCTGTTTCATCAAGGCGAATTTGCAGAGAATCAATAACTTCCTCGTCCTCTACAGCCCGGTCGATCCAGTTCTGTGCACGGCTTGCGTAAATATCCCGCTGGGTCTCAAGGTCTGCAATACGGCTTTTCAGCACGCCGACCTTTGCGCTGTTGACGATCTCAGCCGCGAAGAACAATACCAGAATCGCTTTCATTTTCCGTGTCATTTCTACACCTCGCTGTCGGTCATCTTTCTTCCCTGTACTTCATGCCGAGAAAGTCCGCGACGCCAAAACTTCCATCTTCGCAGCAATGCGTTTCATGCATAAGCGGTTGGTTTTCAAGTTTTGTCGGTGGCTCAATCCCGCTGGCGGCAAGCGCTGCATTAGCCATTGCTTTCCGAGCTGTCCATTCGTCACCAGTTCCGCCGTTGGTGAATGTTTTCCCGCACAGCCTGCACCTGAACGTCATGTAGTGTCCCTTCATTACTTTTTCCCTTCTTTTGTTTCTTGCACGGGTGGCCGGAATCGAACCGGCTTGCCTGCCGATGGGGGATCAGAACGGCGGACAACTTCCTTGCTACACCCGCATATCAGAACCCACCGCGCAAGAGAGCAGCGCGGCGGGCCGGTCTTGGTCAAGCAGACCTTCCACCTTTGGCTTGGGTGGATCGGACAAGGCATTTCTTCGCTCATGCGGCGTGCACGCCCAAATCGGTTTCCGCACCGTCATGCGGGCGTAGCTTGGCAGAAAGGCAGCGTGGTCTTGCACCAGCTTACACGGGAGAAACGCCGCCATACGGCACCCTCTGCCCCTGTCGGTGCGTCAAATTATGGACAAACGCACCGGCTTCCATGAATACCTGCTGCAAAGCGGCGCGGACGGGGTGTGGCCCCGCTGGCGGTTTCCCCCTGCGTCGTTTCAAGGTTCAGCCCCGCGCCATATAAAAGCCGCCGCGCTGACGCGGTGCGTGGCGGCTCATTCATACCTTAGATGTTTTTGTATCAGCAGCACCCTTGGTTTTTTCGTAACGTTCACAGTTCGTATCATAGCCACTGCACGGTGCACACCGCTCGTGGGTGATCTCGAACGTGTGCCTGCACTGTTCATTTTTGTGCAGGGCTTTTTCGGTGGGACTTCTGTTATGTACCTTCATTTACAGCCTCAGAAAGGAACTTCGTCGTAGTGTGTAGCGATCATATCCGCGAAGTGCAGACACAGGGCTTCCGGGTAGCGGTCATAAACAGCACTGAGCGTATCCCAGTCCTGCGACCCGCTGTATGCTCCCATGTGCCAGCGAATCGCCACGATCTCCCGCGCCGTCAGCTTGATGTACTGCTGTGCCATGATGACGCTTCCTTCTCCATGGCCCACCAGACCGGCGTCAAAGTATTCGTACTCACCTTTGCCTTTATCGCGGTACTTGCCCACCTTGCAATAGTCGTGCAGGAGCGCTGCCGCAAGAACTTCATTCCGGTGACATTTCTTGAAAGCGTGATTCGTTCTGCACAGTTCCATTGCCGCCTCTGCCACACAAACCGAGTGCTCACACAGACCGCCGGGATGGTTGGAATGGTGCTTAATGCTTGCAGGCTTTTCAAAGAACCCTAAAGCCACCATCTGCTGCCAAAGGTTTTCCGCTCCCGGACGATCAGCAAGGCCGCTCTCCGCCCAGAGAACCTCAAACTTTTCTTTCGGCTTCATGTCCTCATACAGTTTTTCGTTATCCATGGTTCGGCTCCTTCTGTTTCAAAAATTCTGCCCGGCCCTCCGGGTATCTTGTCGGTCTGTCGAAAATCTCCGGGTGCTTTTCGAGCATATCCAAAAGCATTTCCCGCATGGACGCCGCCACAAAGGGCGTAAATTCACTGCTCACACTCCCCCGCCTTTCTGCCTGTATTTCTGGCAGCGGGTTTTGTTTTCGTTCCTCCCGCCATTGGAACCGCCTTGTGTCAGTTCTCCGGCTCAAAGAACATTGCCACAAAGGCTTTCAGCTGGTTGACTGCAGCTTCTTTTTCGGCTTCCGTCTTGGCCGTCTTTTCAGCCCAGCAGTCCTTGACCATTTCATTGATAATCTCAAACATACTGTCTTTCAGACCTGCCAGATTTTCCTCGTCGTCTGCTACTGCCATGAGGACACGGGCCACAATAAGCTCTGCCGCCGTCATCATGCCAACCGAACCGCCGTGAATGCTGACTTCCAGACCGTCAGCCGTTCCCACGGCTGTGATTTTTACATTGCAGTTCATATTCCGACCTCCAAACTCAGCCGTTCGACAACTTGTCGGCCAGCGCCATAATGAAGTCCTTGAAGCCCGGCTCTGTCTCTGCAAACTGCCGGGCCATGCGGAACCCCACCGTTTCGCCAACGGGAGGCTTTTCCTTCTTCTCTGCCGGAGCCGCCTTTCCCTGCGCTTCCAAATCGTTCTGCACCGCATCAGGAATTTTGTCCTGAATCTTCTTGATAACGTACGGACGAAGCGGTTCGGGAACTTCTGCTACAACGCTGCCCACGATCTGGATCGTCAAATCCAGCAGATCAAGCCCGTTTCCCTTGAACTCGACCGACGCACCGCTGCCCTTGACCTCTCCGTGAATAAATGCGTATGCCATACTCTTTGTCCTTTCTGCTTGCAGGTAAATTTTCGGATATGGGGGTGCGCCCCGGAGTTGACACCGGGCGGCGGGGCTTGACGCTCCCCGCCTGCACTGGCCGCACCATATAAAGGCGGTGTCGGACATACCGCCTGCCCATGCGGGCCGCTCTGGCGTGTTCTTTCAGCCCTTGCCAGATAAGGCTTCATCTCGCCGACGCCGCCGTTCTTCGCACTGACGGCGGATGATCTCTTTTCCCTTGCGAATACGCTCGGTTTCTTCAAATCTCCACCTGCCGTAGGACAGCCCCGCGGCGTCGGCCTGCCGGACATCCAGCGTCAGCTTGTCCGGCTTCATCTTTTCGGCCATTTGCTCATGCCCTCGTGCTCCTTGTTGTGCTTGTACTCCCCGCCGTGCTATAATTTGAACATATAAAATGGGGAGGGGGTGAATTTATGAAATACTACTTTGTCGATCTTCGCGCACTACCCATATCTGAACGTATAGCAGCTTGTAAGAAAATGGAACAGTACGCATGGGAAGTCTTTGAAAAGGTTGGAACATCCGGCCTTGAATCCGCAGAGGTTTGCTGGACATCGCCAGAGGACTTTGAATCTTCTCCTTGTTTTCCTCAAGGATGCAAATGCACGCTTCTGGGAAACTGATCTTACGTCTTTGTGGCGGCGTGTGTAATAAGCAACGCCGCCGGAAAGTCCGGGTCGTAGTTGAACTCGATCCGGGCTTTTGCTTTATGGTCAACAAACCTCATGAATGCCCCGATGTCCCCCAACTTCTGAAACGCTTCTTCCTTGCGCCATACACCGATCCCGACGCCGTTGCAATGAACTTCTTCCGGCTTGTAGCCGTAATGTTTCAGAACTTCGTCCGGGTCGATTTCATCAAACGTCTTTTTGTTCAGCGCTTCTTCAATGTGTTCAGGTCTCAGCGTCATGCGCTCCGCCCTCCTGCTTGTTGTCTCTCCCCTCCCCGCCGTGCTATAATCAGTCGGAAAGGAGGCGTTATAAATATGTGGGTCTACCATTCTTCTATCGGCCCGTTGTATATCGTCCCAACCGGTGACGGCCTGTTCGGATTTCTGTACAACGGCATTATCTGGGAAGCCTGCCCCACTCCACAGATTGAAGCAGACAATGTATACTGCCGTGCCACCGGCTGCCCCGATGCTTCAAATCTGGAAGAACTCCCTCACGATTTATCGGAGTGGACATACATTTCCAAATAAGTTCCTCTCGCCCGGTTCAATGCTTCTTCGGCATCGTCCGGGCGAACTTTGTTTTTGTGGAACAGCCGCACGATGATCTGCGCCAGTTCTTCGCGTACCTTTTCCCTATACTCCGGTGAAGCCTCTGCCGCTGCCGGGTCATACAAGCGCGGGTACGCTTCCATAAAGGCTTCGCTGTCCAGCAGTTCTTCCATGATCCGCAGGATCAGGCGACGTTTCAGCTCCGGCGTTTTGTTCAGCGCTTCTACAATGTGTTCAGGTTTCAGCGTCATGTGCTCCGCCCTCCTGCCTTTCGGATTCCTGTGCGGCGCTTTCCCTCTGCACAATCTCAGCAATCGGAATATTCAGAACCACCGACAGACCGCCCGCAAGGGACAAGTCCATCCGCTTCTGACGCTCTCCGGTTTCGACCATCTGATAATACTGCCGCGAGATTCCAATGCGGTTTGCAACATCCTGTTGCGTAAGACCGGCCTTTTCGCGGGCTTCAATAAGGTATTCTCTCACCTGTTCTCTCCCTCCCTTGCAACGTGTCGTTGCTATCATAATAGCTTCACTCCTTTCAAATGTCAACAATACGTTGCATTTTCAGCGTATTGCACAGTTTCTTTGCAACATTTTGTTTCCTCTGTTGAAAAAGCAACAATCAGTTGCTATAATAAAGTAAAAGGGGGATGCTCAATGGAAAATCTGACTATCATCCGTAAAGAATCTCACGCTACCCAGCAGGAAGTCGCTGACTATCTCGGTATTTCTCGTCAAGCATACGGCAACTATGAATCCGGCAAGCGTGAACCGGACTATGAAACGCTCTTAAAGCTCGGTGAATACTTCAATTGCAGCATCGACTATCTTCTTGGAAGCAGCCGTGGTGTTCGTTATCCCCTTCTCTCGGAGTTTGAGCGTAACCTATTGGAGCAATATCGAAGCGCGACACCTGCCATTCAGAGCGCAGTTTGCAAACTTCTTGATCTCAATGGTGAGGCTTGATAGAATCCATGAGGTTCCCCTGTCAATACAGGGGAACCTCCGCGTGCTACACTCTGTTGCTTACATATCCAGTGTAGCACGCGGAGCCGCCATCTTTTCCAAAGTCAATTCGCCTTTTTACTCCACAATTTTACGTTGATTATCTTTTATTCTTCATTTTCGTAAAATTTGCAAAAAGAAAAAGCCCGCCGGGCCGAAGCTTGACGGGCTATAGATGAAACTGTATTTATATAATTCAGCAGCGATTTATGATTTTTCGTCTCACACGTTGCGCTTTCGTCTAATCTGCGGGTTAAATGAGACGATTACTCGAAAGGACGCTCAAGGTATGGCAAAAAGAAAATTCAACAAGGGCGGCGAGGTTCGGCTGGTCGCCTATTACAGATACAGCGGCGGCAGCGGGCAGACTGAGCAATCCATTGAGGGCCAGCGCCGGGACTGCGAGGCCTACGCCCGCCTGCACAATATGACCATCCAGAAAGAATATGTGGATCGTCACATCAGCGGCAAGACCGATGATCGTGCGGCATTCCAACAAATGATTGCTGACAGCGACAAGGGTGCATTCGATATGGTGATCTGCTGGAAAACAGACCGCTTCGCCCGGAACCGCTATGATTCTGCCGTGTACAAGAAGCGTCTGCGTGACAACGGTGTTGAGATCGTCTATGCTGCTGAATCCAACATTTCCGGTGCGGAAGGTATCATCATTGAGGGCGTGATGGAAGCGCTGGCCGAATACTACTCCGCCGAGCTGGCTGAGAAGATGCGCCGCGGCATGAGGGAAAGTGCTCTCAAAGGGCAGGCCATCAGCCGTTGCCGCGCCCTTGGCCTGAAAACGGACGAGCACAAACGGTTCGTCATTGATGAAAAGACCGCACCCACTGTGCGCTTTATCTTTGAGCATTACGCCGCCGGGGAATCCGCCATGTCTATTGTTGAACAGCTCAACGCCAAAGGACTGCGCACCAGTCAGGGCAACCCCTTCAACAAGAGCAGCATTCCCCGGATCATCCAGAACGAAGCCTATCGCGGCGTGTACATCAGCAAATCGTATGACGTGCGCATTGAAGGAGCCATTCCGGCCATTATCGACGATGAACTTTGGGAGAGGGCACAAACCATGTTGAAACTGAACCGTCAGCTCAAGGCAAAGAATGAACCAAAAGCGGACTACATCCTGTCCGGCAAGCTCTACTGCTCCTGTGGTTCCCTCATGCGCGGTATGAGCGGCCACAGTGCCACCGGCGAAGTCTACCGCTACTACACCTGCCCCAATAAGGACTGCCACCTGCGGAACATCCCGAAGGACGATCTGGAAGGAAAGGTCATGCAGTCCATCGTGGATCACCTCTTGCAGCCGGAATCTATGGAAGCACTGGCCGAAGCCATGGTCGAGGTGCAAAAGGCCGACGTTGAAAAGCCCAACGCCGAACGTGTAGCCATCGAACAGAGCCTTTCCGATGTCCGCCGCCGCAGTAAAAACATTTTGGACGCCATTGAAAACGGCACCGCTAATGCGCAGCTGTGCGCCCGTCTGGATGATCTGACCGAACAGGAGCAGACCTTGAGCTTCCAGCTTTCTTCTCTGGAAAAGGAGAAGCCTGTTGTGTTCACAAAAGAGCAGTACCTTTTCCTGCTGGAACAGTTCTTGGTGGAGCCGTCCGAGCGCACACCGGAGTATGGTCGCCGTCTTGTTAACACTTTTGTAACAAGTATGGTAGTTAGCGACCGTGAACTGGTTATCAATTTTAATGTTTCGGACGAAACCGTTAACAAAAACAAAAAAACATCCCAGACAAACTTACAAAAAGAAAGTTCGTCTGGGATGCGTCTGGTCCGAGTGGCGAGAATCGAACTCACGGCCTCTTGAACCCCATTCAAGCGCGCTACCAAAACTGCGCTACACCCGGATATCGACCGCCGCTTCCCTACCG